CTCCAAATTGTTGTAAAGTATAATTTACTGATTGGTCTGTTTTGATTATCTAATAAATTTCTTAAATTGACATCACAATTGAATGACAATGTATAAGATCTTGATCCTTCTTTTACAGAAGTTCTTTTAACTTGATTAGGTGTTAGAGGTTTGATTTCACACTTTGTTTTGTCATTATAAACATTTTTTTCATATCCCGCATTAACTAATACCGCACAATCTGAATCTGTAAGTATTCGATGTCTTCTTACATAGTAAGTACTTATTGTATCGTTTAAATTTGTTTTATCTAAAACTCTTCTAAATGTTCCTTGATTTAGAGTCACAAATGTTGTTCCAGTATATCCCACATTTTGGATACTAAATATGTATTCTTCGGATCCTGATCCACCATCTCCCAAACCATCCACTTGAAATATTGAGTTGTTGTTGTAGTTTATAGATAACAAAACAAACTGTCCTACACTTAAATTGTGTTTGATTGGACACTTAAAAGTAATTTGATTAGTTATGAGTTCACTACCCCTTACAATGTAAAAAGGTATTCCATCAGATGCAATCCAATTCCAAGATATTTGAGTTTGTGGTTCGACGGCATACATTTTTTTATTCGGGTCATTCGAATAAGCGTAACTTAAGTAATGTGACCAGTTGTAAGTAGTTGCACTAACTGATTTAAAATCTAAATGTCTTCCTGACCCTATCGTATACCCTTGTACAGAATTGTCGGTTCTTATGAAATCAAATTCAGGGTACTGAGGAAAACCATCCCAAGGTACTGTTTGATCTGTTGGTTGTGGGGGAACAGATGGTACATTACCTGTGGGATAATATGAAATTGCATTTTGGAGAGCGTTAGTATAATATAGGTTGTCTCTATAAGGTACATATGTTGTTGATCCAGTCAAAGCATTCTCAAATAAAATTGTAAACTTTGTAACAGGTCTAAAAATCGTTGATTGTTGTCTTTCTTCATCGAACACTTCAAGTAAACTAAGATCAGTTGTGCGATCAAATTCAACCAATTCTTTCATTGATTGTTTCAAAGGTACATTAATAAACTGATCACTCAAAGGTGCCGATTTGTACCTTTGTGTTGATTCAATTATTCTTGTTGATGGATCTACATTCATATTATAATTCGTTCACAACATATAGTTTAAAGAATCTGTCGATCGCAGTCTTACCGTTATTTAACCCAAAATAGAAATGATATGGTGCACCAACTATAATAGAATCCAAGAACGATGTGCTTGGTGATCCTTGTGTCACATTTGAGGATGAGTACTGTGGTACACCATTTACATAATTACTTATGAAACCGTTTTGAGTTGTTGTCGTCCTATATTTTTCACCACCAGTTACGAAATCTAAATCTTGATACTTTTTGAAAAAGAATCCCTGTGAGTTATTATTAGGTGTTAAAACCGGATATGTCGTGGTGAACCAATTGTTATCCTCCGAACCAAATATGTTTGGGGTTCCTGCATATACAGTTGGTATTCTAACTTGCCATCTATAATGCGGGACTTCCTGAGATTTAGGATATCCAAAGTCTTCCTCAATTAGTGGGTTAAAATTGTAAGTTTCGATTCCCGGAGACATTATTTTTCTATAGTAAGTTTCATCGTCATTTACTTGGAAAAACAATCCCATAATAGGTTTGATTTCATCTCCGGAGAGTGTTGTTGTTCCGTTATTGTTATCACCAAAATAAATGTAAACATTAGGGTTAGGTTGTGGTAAGTTTTCTGTAATGAATGGTAAAACTTTCCATTCAGAATTAATTGATAACATCTGAGCCCAATCACCATCTATACGATAACCACCTCTTGTACTATTGAAGAATTGAATTATTCCTTTTCCTTCGGAACTATCACCTCCGTTTGTTATTGGTATAATTCTTTGTCTAACACCTTCATTTAATATTCTCGACAAAAACCCTAATTGGATGATATCTGAGTTATCTTGGTATGATGTAGTTTTGAGTTGGTTAGCATAATAAGATCCAAATCCATCTTCACCAGATGAACAACAAATTTGATTAATAAAATAATCTCTTGGCCCTAAATCAGTAATGGTTGTTGGAAATTGTATTTGTTTTACATTATATCCAAAACCTGGAAAAGTTACTCCAACGGCATTAGGATTTATTTGTGGTGAGTCTTTACCAATAAACCTTTCGGTATTTTGATCCCAAGGAGATGATCTATAAAAGAAGACATTTGTTATGTCGTTGAACATAATCACATCATCACAATAATCGTAAACCGGATTTGCAAATGCGTCAAAGGTTGTTTGTTTATTAAAGTTAAACATATATAAGACACCATTGATCCAGTTGTTTTGGAATACTTGTCCAAATACTCCTCTACAAGCGGCAAAGTTCATTGTAAATCTAACCTTCCATTCTAAAAATAATCTAGCATCCGCACCATATTCAAATAAATAAGTCTTGTTCAATAAACAATAACATCCATTTATCATTCTGTTTTCAGGAATTGAACATTGACCTGTGGGTAATACACCAACATTACCACCTGAACCTGAGTAACATTCCAAAGGTACCATACCTTCACAACTTAATGTTTCGGTAAGTGCTTGTGTTGTTGGGTCATCATCTTGACTATCACCACTATAAAGATCACCACCTGCGGTAATAAATGGATAAGCTGCGTCTCCCGATGGTGAGAATACCGCAAAGTTATCATTTTGATGTAAGGCAAATCCTGTGTTAGTTCCTGAAGCACCATTTTGTACTGTTGTAGAAGTTGGTAATCGATCACTTCTCATAACAATATTTGTTGAGTTTGAGAAGTTAACACCGTTGAGTGAGTATCTATAATAGGCCGGTGAATAAAGTGCGGTCAAATTACCCGCAGAATTGATTCCTGTGTAAAAAGTCGATCCTGTGTTAAAATATTCCATATTTTGACAATCCTGATCACAAGATGGTGAACTGTTGTTATTTCCAGTTTGTAACAACATTTGATAACTATTAGTTAAATTAGTGTTAACCCATCTAATATATGTTCCTCCAACCATGTAAGCCGACTGATTCAGAGGGAGGGATCGGTTAGAAGGATTTGTTAAAATTTGGTTACTTGCTAAGTTGTTTACTTGCCATTGTCCTGGATATGGATTATAAGTACTAGAGATAGAATCGTCAGTACTTGCATAGTAATAAGGGTAATCAGAAGTAAATCCACTATAATTTCCTGGTGTAGAATCAATTGTAAATGTGAATGATGGGAAATACAAATTATTTAAAACATTTGTAAGTGTGTTGTGTGTAAGTGGTTTGTATCCCGTACCTGTTGTTGGTTGGATTGGTCTGTTGAGGTAATAACTTCCACTGATTATTGGACCTTGTCCATATGACTTACCAAACAATCTTGATAAATCATATTGAATTGTTGGTTGTTTTGCCGTGTGTGGATCGACTCCTCTTACAAAGATACAGATTTCAAAGTTTTGAAAGTCTGTCATTGTTGTAATAATGTTGTTATATGTCAGATTTGAAACACCACAAAAATTTACACCAATTGTAACATCATGTAACAAATATGTAGAAGGGAAAAATCCAGTATTGCCGGTATTTGAATTGGCAATAAATTCATTAAAAGTAACCCCAGTAACTAATTGGAAATATTCCATATCAGTAGGATATTGGAGGTACGATTGCTCCGCACTTGGATTACCAATCACAGGTTGTTGTGAAACTTGAGGTGAAACAACGATTATATTAGCAGCTGGTGAAGCATAGGATGTTGGTGAGTTCGGACTAGCATAAGGCACTTGTACGGGAATTGTGTTTCCTGTAATTGTATAACCTGTTACAGCGTTATTTTGAAATTGGTTGGTGGTTGCACCTGTTAGGTTTGTTAATCTATTTACAGGTGTTGCAAGAGTTGGGTTTACATAATTTGGGTTCTGAAAAGTAATTAAATTTCCAACACCTAAACTTGATGTAGTACCTTTATTCATTAGAATTACAAGAACTTGATCTTCATATGCTGTTGACCCTAAAGTTGGATTTACAGTTGTTTTAATTCTGTTTACCCCTGTTCCATTTGACGCCGATGGTGAACTTTTGAAATATTTATCTCGAGTATTAAATTCGTTTAATTTTTGACTTAAGGTAACACTTTTTGGCCAAGCGAATCCCCTCAAATCTGTAATTGAGTTTAAATAAAGTGGTGCCCTTCTTTCTCCCACAAATAAGAAAGGTTGGGGAGCTTTTAAGAGATATTGTGGGTTTGGTATGTATTTGTTAGGTGATGTAGATGTTAAAACATCATATCCCGAAAATAACCTTCTGAAATCTAATGCCGCCCTAACCGCAACCGATGAATCTAAACCGTTTTGTTGTCCCATCAAAGTACCCAAACTATCACAAGGGTGATATGGTCCTTCATTATCTTCATTGACCGTTAGATTTGGGTGTTCGACATTATATGACCCTGAATAGTTTACAGGGGCAACAGCAGTCTTAGGTATCGATAAAACTTCTTCACCACCTTGTGAAGCGGTACCGGCTTCATTAATTTGTTGGTTTATAGAACTTTCATCAAAATCATCATCCATTTCGGCACTTTTACAATCACAATCACAACTTGTGCAATCAGGATATGAAATCATAGGAAGTCCAATTCTTGGAAAACCTTTTATTCGTCTTGCAGCTACAATGGCAACTGCGGTGAATGCAAGGGCCAAACCTAATTTAAATGTCGCAATCGCAACTTGACCGATCCCCCATAGAATCAACCTGACCGCTTCTAAAATGTTACCAACATTCACCACAGGACCAGCTAAAGATGCACTTATGATTCCTGATGCAACATTAATCGCTGCTGCAGCTGTCTGAATTGATTCAATTAATGCAACTGTTGCCTCATATGAAAAATAAATTCCTAAAGCTATAAGAACATACTTCAGAAGTGGCCACATAAATGAAATAAAGTGGGCTACAAATAATAATGTTAAGATTGGGAATGTAAGTATGTTTATAAGGATGTTGAAAACAAAGAAAATAAAATCAAAATTTCTTATAACATCATTAACAGGAAATGTATTTACAGTTGACTTACAACTTCTGTTGTCAATTTCTTTTATACCTAAATGTCTTGCTCTTCCTATACCGTTTTTGTATCTATCTAAGAACATTGCAGTCGTATACACTTTATTGTACTTGAACTCATAGAAAGTGTCCTTACAATCGATAGCGTCTTGTGCGTTTGCATAATCATCCCAATCCGTACTGAACGCATATGATTTATAAACATCAAACAAGTCTTGAGGAACAAAAGTAAAATCAATATTCTGTGGTTGTTGATCATCCAAAGGACTTGCAACTATCTGTAATGTGCCTCCCGCACTAAAATCAATAGACTCAGGAGATCCAAAGTATTGATTCCCATTTACAAAAATGGTGTAACTTTCAACATTGTAGAATACAGGACTTATTAACCCTCCAGAAGTTATTAACACAGTTTGACCTGATATTGAACCTGCAGGAATTTGGGGATAATTATATGTGTATGATTGAGTTGGGTCGAATGGATCGTTTCCTGAATTGGTCCATCCATACTCTTTAATATTTGGCACTAAAAAATCAGCTCTTAAGAAACTACCTTGTAATCCTTGTGATGTTTGCCATCTAAACTTGAATCTGTACTTTCCTTTTGTTGGTACACCTACCGCAGGATCGGCAGATAAAACTTGTTGTCCAAACTCATTTGTTGTAACATAATCCAAGTTCATTGGTACATTAACCAAATAAGTTCCGTCACCATCAATAACTTTACCCGCTTGTTCTATATTCCATCTTTCAAGGATTGGTAAACCATTTGTATCTGAAAAAATTGTTTGTCTTATACCTTGTATTTCTCCTTGTCCAGCAATCAACTCACAAAGATTACCTGTATTATTTTTTGGTTTACATTTTACTTTCAGAGCATCATCATCAGTAGTTGAGATTATTGATCCCATGAAGATTGCTGTAGGTTGGATATTAATATTTGCTTGTTTTGTTAAATCAAAGTCAACTCTTGTAATTCCAATTTGACAAAGATCCTCACTTCCCCAAAACGGTCTAACATTTACAGTATAAATTAGGTTTTTGATTTGTGGTAACTCTCTTAAATTTGTAGAAGATTTGAATCTTGCTCCGTCGACTTGAGTTTCGGTTGCCAAACCTTGTTGTATTAAATCTTGTGGTGACAACGAAAAACATCCAATGTCTGATAAGTCAACATCCATTACGATAGTTTGTTCACCAGTTGGTACCCCAAAAATCATAAAGTCTCCACTCTCATTTGTGGTCACTGTAAATCTATAATACTTGTCATATACCTCAATATATGATTCATCCATTAGAACATCCCCTTTGTTAGGAAATGAACCTGTGGACACATGTCCATTATATGAGGGTAGTTTTGGGAGTAAATTATATCGGTAACCCTCTTCAGTGGTGTCATTAATAGTTTTGAACGGGTATATTTCTGAAATAACCGGATCTAACTCATCTGTGTCAGTCAAAGGAATAAAAATAGACACCTTAGCATTTGGTAATCCAAAACCTCCATTGACAAATACACGACCCGTAACAACACCGTAATCAGCACAAAATCGAGTGTAAATATTATTAGCAAGAATCTTTAGAGACAATATCTCAAGTTGTTCCCAGTCTTGTTCTAAATTTACATTTATGTATTTGTCGACACCAACCTGTGTCCTTATTCTATATGATTTAGACATTAATTTTTCTTTTTTTGATAAATAGTTTATTTCCTATTTTCAATAAAAAATAGGTTTCTTTCAAAAAAAATAAATCACTAAGAGAAATTAACAGACTTAAGATTAAGAACTCTAATATTAATGTCTTTGTTTGGATATCTAACTTGGTAGATCTGAGTCGGTGTTGCAAATAAAGTGTCTGCAACTGGTTGGATTTGTCGTGTTACGGGGTCTAGATAACTCATTGAGGTTTGGGTTGATGAGTATTGACCTCCAACTTGATTAAAAAATAAAACATCTGATACTGAAACAATTCCGTTTTCAGACTGTATGAGTCTTCTTAACTCAGATATATTAACATTCTGTCCTAAATTTCTAACTAAAGGATTGAAGAAGTCTGTAACTATTTCGATTGTTTTTGCAATTATTGCTCCTTGGTTCTGACTGTTGTCAAGTACAACATCAACAGTTACGGCCAAGTCTATTGTTTCAGCCGCCTCTATTGATATATAATCGTTTATCATTCTAAAGTTAGAAAGGTAATTTGCAACATTTTGTTTCAATGTGTTCGAAACTACATTAGTTAAAACCCCACTCGAATCGTAAGACAACATCTTAATTCTTATTTTGTTGTTTTCTTCGGTTATGGCAACTTTAGCAGGTGCACCAAACTGAGCGGGCATAGTTCTTAAAATTGAATTGTAGTCATTTACAGTTACTGCTCTGTTTTGTGCCGCAAAATTAAAAGAGACCATGTTTCTAACATCTTCGGTTGTTGGTGGATTAGCTCCTCCGATTGCGGCAGTGACATTATTACATTGAAGGCTGTTGGTCACACTTACATTTGCACTTGCTGATGGACCATTTACTGCGAATGAAACAGTGCCAATTTGATTGATTGTATTGATACCAACATTACTTGATAATCCACCCCCTATTCTGTACTGAACAAATAAAGTTGTGTTAGGTGAAAGAGCCGCCCCCATTGCATAGTTATTTGTATAACGACTAAGATCAAAACCTTTACCGTCTCTTGCGAATTCTTTTAACTGTTCATCAGCCGAAATATTACCACCACCAAAAGTTATTTTACAAAAACCTTGTGGTGTATATTCAGAAATAAACTTATTCGATGTTGTTATATATACCCCCACTTTGATACCAGGTTGGTCTGATGTTTTAGTTGGGTCTTCAACAAAAACTCTATCTTGTACTAAAGCATCTACCTCAAACCATCTATCAGGTCCTAAAGTAATAAAGTCTTGTGGGTTTGGTATTGTTGAATACTGTGTACCCGATTTTAATAAAACACTTGTAATACCTAAAACATTTTTTTCAGGTAAAAATAATTCCAAGTAAGGTTTACTATCGTTTGGTGTTATTACTCTTTTGAATACTTTTGTAATTCCATTCACAACTACTTCTCTTTTTGTAATTGTGTAATTTACTAACTTACCACTAGCATCGAAGTTTGGTGTTTTTATTCTATTGGGTGATCCTTCAGCGTTAATTGGTGATGCAAAATCAATATCATAAACAGTTTCGAAAGGTTGTCCCCCACCATTAACTTGAGATCCTCTTCTCAATATTCCACAATATCTTAAGTCTTCTCTATCACCAAAAGCAGGAACTGTAATTGAGAAGTCAACTAATGCAACTGAAGGTCTTTGACCTGGTACTTTTAAACCGTAGGTTCTTGCAATATTGTAAACAGAATTTTTTTGTTGTGCAAACTGTAAAACAGTTTCTTGGATACTTCTATCAATTTGATAATTTAAGTTATCTGTTACCGCAGCGTTCAAATCTAACATTACAGAAAAAATACCTGCATCGTTAAAGTTTTGAACTAAGTCAGGATAGTAAGTTCTTGTAAAATTAATTAACTCAGTTCTAACTCCTTGAAAGTCCCTTACTGTATAGGAAATCTTTTTTTCTGCCATATATCATTAAATATTAAGTATTATAAAATCTTGAGATTCAAAAGCTGAGTCTGTAATTCTGTAGTCAATTTTTATTTTGGCGGTATGTTCTAATGTTGCAATATTAGTAACTGTGAATTCTCTTTCTCCATTCTTGTTAATTGTATAACCTTTGTCTTCTAATCCCATAGAGGCATCTTCGACTGTTATATTAGTGACTTGTAAATTTGGCATATAGTTTCTTACAGTATCTCTGATTTCATTTTCTATGTCAGAAAATGTTGGTCCATCTAATGGTTCAAATATATATTCATATAGTCTTGTACCAAAATCAGGTAAAAAATATCTACTACCTTTTCTTGTTAATAATAAGTGCACAAGATTTGCCCTAATCTCCCCTTCGGTACTATTAGTAACATCGAGATATCTTCCTGTGAAAGAATCTACAAAAGGAAAAGCAATTCCATAAGTTATACCATTAGCCATATCACATATAAATATAACTTACAGTTTTTTTAAGTAAAAAAAAATCACTGATTTCTCAGTGATTTAAATTTTAGGAAGAACACCCAAAACATTCAAAATCAGAATCTTCTGGTCTTGGTGGTAAATTCAAGTGAGAATAATCAACTTTTGGAGGTTCGGGTGTTGTTTTAGGTTTTTCTCTTTTTGACATGTCGAGTGCCAAATGTTTAGCTCCTGTTGAAATTGCCTTTGTTCTAACATAGTAACAAAGAGTTTTTAATCCTTTTTCCCAAGAATAAAAATGTGATGAAGTAATCTTTGATAATGTTGGATTACCCATATAAATGTTCATTGATTGAGATTGATCAACAAATGGTGCTCTGTCCGCGGCCATGTCGATTAGCTCTCTTTGAGATATTTCCCAAATAGTTTTGTACTTAGGAAGTAAGTGTTCAATTCTTTTAACTTTTTTATTATAGTTTTTATCTTCAGGGTCTAAATAATTATTGAAGTTAATATTTTGAATTGATCCTTCATTTAAAATGATTTCATTTTTTAAATCCTCACACCAAATTCCAATTTTTTCAAAGTCATAAATTAAGTACTTATTTACAATCATAATTTCACCACCAACAACTCTCCTATTAAAAATTGCGGAGTGAGCTGGTTCTGTCATTTCGTATGAACCTGTGATTTTAGCAGAAGACGCAACAGGCATTTGTGCTGTGAACAATGAGTTACAAACACCATACTCAATAACGCTTTTCTTTAGTTTTGCCCAATCCCACATTCCTGAAAGTTGTGATTCATCTAATCCCCACATATCAAATTGGAATGCTCCTTCTGACATAGGTGACCCTTTAAAATAGGTATAAGGTACTCGACCACCTTTAATACAAAGTTGATTACTTTCATATATTGCGGCGTAGTAAATAGTTTCAAAAATATCTTTGTTTAATTTACGAGCTTCGTCTGATGTAAAAATATAGTCCATTAAATAGAATACATCTGCCAAACCTTGAGTACCGATCGCAATTGCTCTTTGTTCAAAACCACCTTTTTTTCCTTTACTAGTTGAGTAGTTGTTAATATCGATAACTTTATTTAGCGAACGAACAACTTTTCTAACTTCACTAAATAAAAGTTCAAAATCAAACTTACCTGATTTAATAAAGTTTTTCAAAACCATCGAAGATAAGGTACAAATTGCGGTTGTGGATTCATCTGTATATTGATATATTTCGTTACACAAATTAGATTGTTTTATCACCCCAATATTTTGATGATTTGATTTTTTGTTTGCGTTATCTTTAGAACATAAATAAGGAACTCCAGTTTCAACTTGAGACTCTACTATTTTAGTCCAAATATCTTGTGCTTTGACTTTTTTACCTAAACCGATTGATACCGCTTGGTTATATACCATCTCGTACTCATCACCATAACATTCTTGTAGTGGTTTCAATCCGGCTTTTACAATATCATTAGGACAAAATAAATACCAATCTGCATTATTTTTAACTGCCCGCATAAAGTTATCGGGTATCCAAAGAGCGGTAAACAAATCACGAGCTCTAAGTTCTTCTGCACCTGTATTCTTTTTTATGTCTAACAAATCAAAAATGTCTTTATGCCAAGGCTCAAGATAAATCGCAGCACTACCAGGTCTTCTACCTTGTTGGTTAAAAAATCTTAAAGACTCATTTACAATTTTTAAATATTTTAACAATCCGCCAGCATATCCACCTGAAGTTGTAATTCTACTTTCTTTACTACGAATATTAGACAATGATAATCCAATACCTGCAGCATCAGATGAAAATGTTGAGATATCATTTAAAGTATCCAATAGTCCTTTTCTTGAATCTGAGTTGTTATAATGAAGTACACAAGAAGCCAACTGTGGAACTTTTGTACCAGCGTTGATCATGATT